GTCTCCATACATTGTTTCAAGCAACGCTCCGAATGGAGATAACTTCATTTACCACACCATCCTTCTGAATTTGTTTAATTGTTCACGATAATTCATCGTAAGTTGATCAAGCACAGCCGCATGACTTCTAAGTGTTCTTGAACGTTGATTTGCAGAGCCGGAGCCACCAAGGCTAATTTGTGTATCGCCAATTTTGAGAGAGGAGACCTCTGACATATCAACCTCGGTGGTGCCTCCAGCTCCAGCATCCGTACGATTTGTTTCATATGTATACTTTAGCAAGTCAACAGCCATATTTGCCCATGTGAAATTCAATGCTTCGGGAATATCGCTTGTTTCTTCGATGTTGCAATAATTGCAAATAACAAGCCCTACTTCGTCAATTGCAAGCTGCGCATCAACCTCGGTAACTGCACCAGAATCCACTAAAGCTTTAACTTTAGCAAGTGTGATTTCCAAAACCGTCATGGCGCATTACCTCCTTTTTTATTCGGCTTCTGCGGCTTCAATCCTCTTCTTAAGCTTATTTACACTCCAATTAGGATTTACTTCAATGCCAAGCTTTTTGGCTTTGGATCTTAGCATACGCAGTTCTTTTGCCTCGGCTTCAGGATCAACCTCCTCGATCTCCTCGGGCTCGGCTACGGCGACATCATCACTTTCCTCATTGGCGGTGGGACCCTCAGCATCCTCCACGGTGGGCTTGACCACCGGACCTTTATTGATTATCCATCCGCCACGAGAAAGAAGATCAGAGACATCCCTGTCATCCACGACGATGTCAGTATTTGCGGGGTAAACGACGCCTTTATATTTTACAACTCTCGCAATTCTAATCGTTGGCATTATTTAGCCCTCCCTTAAAATACTTTCATTACGTAGATGTCACTCATTCGCTCAAAGGAAGGAAGAACAATCTCAGAAACGATCGTCTGAACATTGACCGGATGAGGCTCCTTGATCGTGGTGACCGCAACACCGGTGTTCACAATGGATACGCTTGCACCAGCATTCCCAGACATAAGGTCAAACTCTTCGGGTGTAGTACCAAACCAGGTATTACCAAGAGCATAGGAAGGAAGCAGGGTTACATATCCATCAGGATAATACTTGCGATCAATGCCCTGTTCATCTTTGAACATCTTGTCATATAATGTAATAGTCAATCCAGTTTCATTCTCAATGAACTGCTTAGCTGTATTTCTTGTTACAATTATACTGGAAGCTCCAATAGGATTCATTGCTTTTGCGATGGAACTGGAAGCAATCATTCCCTTGAAAGTGTTGGTGTTCATGAGAACTTCAACGGCCTTAACGCCAAATGTTTCCGCAAGAGTTTCGGATGCATCAAGCAGGTCATTGATAGGATCAGAAGTATTCTTATTAGCCAGCGTCCATGTGCTATTACCGGTGAGCTCGACGTTGTTCTTCGTTGCCCACTCTCCATCAGCATCATAGTTGTAGGTGTAAGCAATAGGTCTTCCATTTTCAGCGGTTGCAGAAATTGCAATGGCACCACTATAGAGAAGAGACATTCTCATACGTTCAGCCTGAACAAGAGCACCATCAACCAGATTTGTGATGTCATCGAAGATACGAAGAATGGTGGGCTGTGCGAACTGCTCACCCTTGGCAAGCAACGTTTCGATATCCTGACGATCCTTCTCTCCAATACGCATTGCCTCGCGGAAGAACGGCATTTCGGTGGAAAGTTCTTTCACACCAATGCGATCGCGAAGAGCAGCTTTGGTATCAAACGCTGAAGGCTGGAGCGCAACCGGCAGGTTGTTTCTTCCCTTAATCCAAGCAAGACTAAGACCTGTCTGCTTAGACACCGGGAAGTACTTTGTGCCGATCATTGGATCTTTCATGTTGGCATTTACATCGGTCCAGTACGATGCAATAGCTTTAGATTCAAAAATATCATAAATAGATTTTGCCATAATATAACTCCTCCTGTTTCTGTTTTATTGTGTTACTTAATCCGCACTCACGGCTACAGTCACTATTGTCTTAGCTGTGCTAGGCGCTTTGCCAATACTAATTGCTGCCGCCGCAGGTTTAACTGTAATAGAACCGGCAACCAAAGCTGTAGATGTTGTTTTTATTTCAAATATCGCAACTTTTTTATCTGCCGAGAGCGTAATACTTTCAACTGAAGCTTTTACAGTGGTTTCTCCAATTATCGTCCAATTATTTTCAGATGTGGCTGCATCAGAATATGTTAAGCCACCAGCTAACGGAACTTCAACAGTGTCAGTACCAGCTTCTGTCGCTCCAACTTCATAAGTAAGTGGAACAACAGGCCCATAGTCAACAGTGATTGTATCTCCAATCGGAATAAACTGAATCTGCTTTAAAGCAGTAATAGCATCTGCAGCGGGCACAGCGGGTAAAGCTGCAGTTTTAACGAACCCATGAATGACTACAGCCAGCGTAGCATCGCCATCTGTAACATCATAATCGTTAAGAACAACGCCAACAGCTGTGGAATCATTTGCAGGATAAATTGTTCCCGCCTTTACTACATATCTTCCATCAACCAAAGTCGCAAGTCCTGGCGTCACGGCATCTGCTTTCGCGTGTTTAAAACCAAGTGCTACATAATGGTCCGGGATTGCCAGAATCTGAGGAGTCGGCGCTCCATATTCAATAGCTTTCATTTTCATTGCCATGATATATTCCTCCTATAAATTACTTATTTGTTTCTGAGTTTGTGGGTTGAACACCCATCATACCAAGTTTGATTTGGGCAAGGCTTTTACCAAAGCTAACTGAGGGATCTGTGGATTGTCCACCTTTGTCTCCATCAGGGGGAGGCGTTCCAGCAGGTTTCCAACCAGCAGGTTTGCCAGGTTCAGTCTTGCTTGCAAACAAAAATGCCTTGTCCTTGCGAATTGTTTCGCACTGCTCTTTGAATCCTTTTGTGATCTTTCCTGATTCATCTACTTCGATGGCATCAAGATCGAACAAACTCATGACCATCTCAACATCATGTGGTTTTCCTTCGGCATCATCCAGCAGGCTAAGCTTTACGGCATTTCGCTTTCGCTCTGCTGCAAGCTCCTGTTTGTACTTTGCATCTGCGGCCTTGTTGGCATCCTCAAGCTCTTTGACTTTGGCCTGGAGTTCGGTAGCAGTACCTTCAAATTTCTTCAAGCCTTCAATTTGCTTGTCTCTGTCAGCCAACGACGTTCTGGCTGTTTTCAACTCAGTATTAACTTCGTTAAATCTGTGAATTGGAATGTAATCGCTATCAATTTCCTCCTTATGAAGTTTTAGAACATTGGTGATTTGCTCCTCATTCAGTCCTGCTGCGATAAGTTTTTCCTTGTCCATTACTTTCTCCTTTCGACGCTACGCTTTTTACGTGGTTTCGTCCACGATGCATCTTATTTTATCTTTTCTTATTATATTAACCCTATTTACAATCATTTGATTTTACAATAGGATTAAGTACATAGATAGTTATATATATACTGATATTTATCAAGACGTTCAAGATCTTTTTTATTAACAACTTTAAGTCGGCTTATGTCCATATTGTGAAGCAAATCTGCTTTCTTTACAGAACAAGCCAACTTGTTATTTTTAACTCTATTCATATAATCATCGGTTGATTCTCCGGCTTTTTTAGAGATAGCATCTATGGCTGCGATAACATTATCATTGAACCCAAAGGATTTTAACTCTTCTAAAGTAACATGAGTATCTTCTACAACATCGTGTAGTAATGCAACTATCTTCTCATCAATTGACCTGACCATTTCAGAAACAGCCAGGGGATGAGCTATATACTCTATGCCTCCTTTGTCTTTCTGATTTTTATGTGCCATAGATGCTATCTCATACGCTTTATTTAGTTCTTCATTTTCGTAAATAATCATAACGTGCCATTTTTGATAAGTCTGTTGACTTCATCTTCGGTTGCTTCATCGAAATTATCATTCTCGCCTACGAAAATCGAAAAGAACTCTACCGCATCAATCCATGTGCCGTCTTTATATTTTTCGAACTTGCCATCCTTATACCTAAGAATGCAAGATGTACTTTTGCGATCCAGTCCAATAGGGGCATATACATAATATCTGTACTCCATTGGTCACCCTCGCTTTCGCTCATTTTTGTTTCAGCATGAACTTCTTTCTCAAATCTAGTCATTTTCATATCCTCCAATTCCTATTCATCGTCATCGCTATTCTACAGTTACTATTATATCACGATCTCTAGAAATGTAAATAGCAATTTTATATTTATTATCCAATTTTTTCAATATCTTTTGGAACCTCTAGATTCTTGCTTAATTCTAACATCATCTTTTCCAATTCTGCTCTTCTAGCAGTAGAAGTTGTTGGTAGACGTTGCTCTTCATACATCTTGTGCAATTCGTTTTGCTTCATTGAGAAACTTTCAGGTGTATGGAACTGAACTTCAAACTTCTCGCCATTTGGAGATTGGAATACACAATTCACACCCTTATAAGCCACGTTCTTATTTGTCCAACTATTTTTAACTCTAAGCAGTTTATACAAGTCATTATCAAGCAGTTTCTTTGTTTTATTAAAGTTTTTAACAAGATCTTTTGGAGAACTAACCAGGGTATAACGAATTACATCATTCATATCATTAATCGCTTGCTTCTCGCTAATGTTTTTCTCAAGCATGTCAGACTTTACTTTCCTTGAATAGGATTGTTCGGTCTTTAGCCTGAATTTGTAGCCTTTTAATGTTTGATCGGTGTCTTTAGCCATATCTTTCATTTTTTTCGAAATAGCAGGTTCTTCTACCACAAGCTTGTTATATGCCTTCATTTGTTCTCTTGTCATACCTGATGGCGTAGTGGCCTTTGGAGGTTTTACTCTAATTTGTTCAAGCTCAACCACGACAGTTTGCTTTCCGCCAATCATTTCCAAGCTTGTTTTCTTTACTTTGAATTCGCCAGCAATTGCGGTTTCTTCCTGGTTAGCAAATTGCGGACTATATGGCTTAAGATTTATTCCTTTTGCTCCTTTCACTTTGAATAGAACAGGAGACTCATAATCCATATCATCGTTGCCAGATATAACGCCCTCAACCCAGTCTTTTGAACGAGTAAACGAACGAACGCCAAGAGTAAGTTTTGCTCCCTTTTTGATGATTAAGTCCGGATTAGCACCAAGTTCCTCAACTCTATACAATTCTTTATTATAAATTGGAGCTTTGTCAATCAAATCAATCATGGTAGCTGCAGCATCTATAGACTTTTGATTATAATATTGCAAAGGTTCATTTTCATTCTTTAGCAACGCTGTGGATATTTCGGAAAGACCACTTCCACCCGCTGTAAAGTCCAATAATGAATCCTCAAGTTCTGTCAATGGTTGGCCCTCTGGGTTTGCTCCGGCCCCCGAGAGGGAAGCAACCTTATCATATGAAGGATTATAAAGGATGTTGGTTAAGCCAATGCTGTAGGACATCAGAGAGGCCCCATCCAATAGGGACATAGGAGGCATACCAACATTAAGGAACTTGTGTCTTTGAGCCTTTACCCTCTCTTTAAATTCAGGACTACCATATTCCTCAACCCATTCAAAGAAACTTACGTCCTGGCCAAGTTTGATGGACTTGCCTTTTCCATCCTTTGCTCTTGCAATCCTATCGTCGGCAACCTTGCCTATATCATCATCCTCAAAATACGGTATGGTCGTTGAACGACAATTCGGATGTAGAGGAGGCCAGTTTATTCCTGGTGTTGCCTCTTTTATGGGGAATGTTTTGCCATCAAGCTCTCTGCAAATATCAGATGTTCTAGCGTCTAAAGTGGCAACATACTCATATTCGCCTATCCCATTATCAATATATGCTTGCATTGTGGCTTTATTGCTAATGTAATTCATTTCAGTGCGAGCCAATCTCTTGGCATTATTGTAACTAACATCAAGTTTTTGAGAAAGTGTTCTAGCTACACTGGCAGGTCCTTTGCTTCTAACGAATTCCTGTGGTAGAATTTGCTCAAGTTGTTTAATAAGTTTGTTTTTATTGGCCCATATTCTGTCGCTGTAATTTTGTCCAAGCCACTTTTCTTTTACTGCAGCCTCAACTGTCCTTTTGCCAGGAGTTGTAAAACTAATCCCAAGCTTGGCCTGGTCTTGAGCATTGAACATCGTGCGATAATAGCTGTCCTCATAGCCTTCATTCAGAGTCTTCCCGAGTGAGGCAGATTGACCTGCATATAACTTCTCAATATTGTGTCGTATGTTATTATTGAGTTCATCCAGACGACTCATGTAAGCCTTTCCAGAGAGCCGCTTCAAATGAGTCATATATTCCTTCGTCATAGGAGTGCTGCCCATTTTAGCAATCTCATCAAGATACACTTTTGCCTGAGCGTTGAAGCTTTTTTTCTCGCTTGGCTTTAGTCTTCTCCTTGCCTCAGATAAACTTATTTTATTATCTTTTGCGTACTTAGCATAAAAAGCCTGAATCTCTTTTTCAATTTGCGCACTAGCGGATTCATATGCCTTTTTCAACTCAAGCTCGTACTCAAGGACAGACTTTTCACCGCTTATGATAGTTGCCTCAGACCTATTTATCCAGTAGTCCTTGTTCGGATTTTCAGGCATTATTTTCACCTCTTCTGCTTAATCATCTTCGTTCTGACTCTCATTGCCAAAGCCAAACTCATCTTCATCTTCGTTTAACATTTCTTTACGTTCTTTTTTCAGGCGATCCAATTCCTTTGTTGCATCTGTAACCCAAGGATGATTTGCAAGAATTGTCTCATCGCTAATGATACCAGCGGAATCTCTGCAGCTTGCGATGATTTCGCTTTCATTAGTAATATTGTCAGTATTGAACACGATTTCATATTCCTCGTTCATAAAATCGCCAATGCCTTTGTTAAGCATGTCTACCTTGATAAACCAAATTAGATTATCAAGAGAAGAAGAGAATTCATTAGCCATGTCCTGCATATCGTTATCAAGATCTGCATATCTGAATTTAAGGGCCACTCCTGAGGCATTACCAAAATTTTCAATCTGAGTATCTACACCGGAACCAAACTCATAGATATCTTTCCTAAGTCTGTCAAGATGGCTATCAATTGCGGCAATATCAAGTTTGTTTTCCACAGTAGTCATATCGCCATCACCAGATACAAATGCTGTTCTAAACGTAGCCAGGTTCTGGACGAACTCGCCTTTGTCAGTGCCATCGTAGTTCTTTACTACTTTAATACTATTAGGAACATCTTGAAGCGTATTCGACGTATCTGAAGCGTTGATATCATAGTCATCTACCAGAGGCTTTACCCACTTCAATAGACTAATTTCGTCCGGGTTATATTTGAATGCAACAAAGGGAATTCGCTCCCACGTTGCCTGCTCATTGACAAATATCTGATTGCCATTCTCGTCCAGTTTCGGTTTGCCATCTTCGTCAATTACAGGTTTCGTAACAACAAAGTGACCACGCACCTCGCCAGTTGGACTTGCTTCTAAATCAGGTTCAAGGCCTTTATCTCCTTTGATATAATACCACACGCCTTCAGCAGTATGGTATTCCACTTTAACGACTTCCTTCTTGTTGCCGTCTATGTCATATTCAAACATAGTGTAGAAACGAATAACACCATCAAGTTCGGTGTGGTCGGCATCTGCCCAGAATGGAATTACCTCTTCAGAAGGAATTCTCTTAAACTTCAAATTACCTTCTCGATTGTAGTACGGTTGAATCCATGCAATACCATTAAGAATTGCGTGCTTGCCTGTATTTTTTAGAGTGCTCAAAAACGAAAGTCCGAGGTACTTGCCAAGCTCCTCGCCAAATTTGTCGTTATCACATTGAATTGTTAGTTCTCTACCAAGCAGATAATTGACTTTTTGATTTGTTAGCTTTTTTAGAAACGGATGCGGGAGCCTTGTGTTGCTTAGGTTCGTTACCTCCTGCTTTATGCCTTTTCTATCAATGTAGTATCTCTTGCGTTCGATTATATCGTTGTCATTGCTATAATACTTTTGCGCTTTATTCATCATGGCTAACTCATCACTATTCTCAAACTCAGAAATGCATGCATAAAGGAAAGATTCCTGAGGTTGTCCAGTGTTGCTAAGTCTCTTTAGTCTAGTGGTTGCTTCAACCATAGCTAGCGACTCATAGTTTGCGTATGTATTGAAATACATCTTTCAGCCTCCTTTTTGTTATTACCATATGTTTTATATTACCAACTAAAGTTGCTTGTACCGAGGTCCTCCGTGGCATATCGTAGAGCGTCCATCAAATGGTTGTATTCTTCTATTGGATCGGTTGATGGTTTATTCGTATTCTTGTCGGTTGCCCATACATAGTTGCTAAGTTCAACAATGCAATTTGTACAAGAAGGATGGACATATATTTTATAGTCCTGCAATTTTTGAATGCCAGCTTTGACTGATCCTTTGCCCTTCTTAGCACCAACTATTCGTCTAAGCCCTAAGTCCTTCAATTCATCAATTGTTTTTGGATCAGCAGAATCGGCTACTATCCTGGCGGTCTCAAATCCTTTATATTTCAGCGAATCGTATATGTCTTTGTTCTTCATTTGCATTTTATACAATTCGTCGTATATGAATATGACCTTTTCTTTTTCGTCAGCCAATAACGCTATAAAGGCTGTAGGGTCATTTGTATAACCAAAGTCAAGGCCATGTAATTGTCTATATACTGGAGTGTCGTCATTTCTTAGCTTTCGTTTTAGAGCATCAGCATCGAAGTCAAGTTCCTGCCAATTCTCAAATACGAGACCTTCCGCAATGCCCCATTCGCCAAGACCTTCAATACTAAACCTTCGAGGATTGTTTTTCTTCATATCCTCAAATATCTTCTTATCATCAGGACCAAGGAATTCATTGCAATCGAAGTTTTTAGTAATAGCCAAGATATTACCATCTTCACTAAGACCATTACTGCCAACCTGATCAAAAAACCTTTTCTTTAGCCATATCTTTTCTGACCATGGGTTGAATACGAGAGTGTGTTGCTTGAATAGTGGCTCAGGAACCTCACCTCTAATGGAAAGATCAACTTTGTTGAAGTCTTCCTCATTCGTTATCTGGAATGCCTCTTCCCAAAATGTCCAGCAGAGGTAACCATCTTCAACGGTGATCGATGTAATACTTTCAGGATCGTCTAATCCACGAAACATTATCTTCTGCCCACTTGGTATATACGTTAGCTCTAGCGGTGATTTGTTTGCTTTCCACAAATGACCAACACCCATCTTGTTAATAGCCCATTTTATTTGTGCAAATGTACTATCACGATGAGTATTAAAGTATCTTCTAATAACAAGAGTACACGGCTTCAATCGGTATAACTCCCAGAACTTCATCATCATATAGGGATACCAGAATGACGACGTGCAGGACTTCTTGCTACCGCGACCACCTTTTACTACTCTATATCTACCTTTGAATTCCCAGAATGTCTTGTAACCTTTGCCAATCAACTCTGGGAGGTTCTTGTTAGTCACCAATTCATTTATCATTAACATCTACTCCCATTTATGTTTTGCTGTTGATTTGATTTCGTTAGTCTTCTCCTTTTGGTATATATCTACAAGCCTCTCAGATGATGCTGCAGAATATAAGGTAATAGATATAGATATAGATATAGATA